ACCATTCATAATGGACGGTCTCCGAAGAGCATCCCAATAGCACATCCCCAAACAACACAATTCCTGAACAGCCGGTAAATATTTACGGCTGAGACAAGTCGCTATGTTTTCTTCTGCGACGGGCTTTACACCTCGTTGTTCAGAAGCGCAGTCACATTCGCGTTGGTGCCACCCTCAATAAGGAAATCAACCATCTGGTTGACGACCTCAAGGATGATGGCATTCGTGATGGCTGTGCTCGGCGGGCGAACGATAACCACATATGCGGAGATCGTCGCCGGCACCAAGAGTGAGTCGACTTCAGTTCTGTCGATACGCACCAGGTGCCGTTCATTCCCTTTCGAATCGACCTCGTGAGAGATCGTCAGTAACTTCTCGTTGGGCAGTGTTAAACCTGCTACTGAGAAGACTGATTTCCCGCTATCGGCAGCTCGAAGCACAAACGCAGTTAGGTTTGTGTCGACGTCGGTAGCGGTATCTTTCGAAAGTGATTGTGGCGTTGAAAATGCCATAGGGCCTATGCTCCTCCCTCAAAAGAGGTTTTGGATTTAACGTTAACCTATCTTAGGATAGGCACATGTCCCCAGTTGCACTAACTGAGAACGGCACCAAGCGACAATAAAAGAGTCGCTTGATTGAAGTTAGGAAGTTTCCAGCCTAAGCCAGTTAAACTGGCGAAATCTGGAAATATGGGCATTCTCTGGAAATATCGCAGAGAGTAACTAGCCCCTTCCGACTTTGGTTCGTTGGAATAATAGCCATCGGCAGGATGCCGAAGCCAGTACCAACTTACCTCCATTTCGTCTTTCAATTGTAGACAAGAGTCTACAAGTGAAACGGGTAACTCCAAAGCATCTACTTTGAAACGAGATAACCAATTCCCAACGCCGAAGAACCAATCGACGACGAAGGAAAAAGGAATCGCGTCCCAAAGTATGCGTGGATCCAGCTGAACGCCAATGGAATCAATAAATCCACGAAGCGTCTCATCAAGCTCACCCGTCACAGCCAATGGCTGCGGCGCGTAAGTAATGAAGGCTGTCACCGACCTCTTAAGTTTCGCATTGTAATAAACATGCGAACCTGTAGGATACTCGATGTTACCACTGACTGAGGAACCTTCAGAGACTTCTCGAGAAGAAACTTGAATCTTCTTCCCGATTCCCTCTTTGAAGGCTGCTAGGTCATCACGAAACCGTATCACAGCATGAACCATTTCTTGGACGTCGCCCACAGTGGGCTTCCATCCAAACTTATAGTTCAAGTGCAATCCAGCCACGTTTTTAACCACACTGGCAGTCTTTTTCCATAGTTTGAACAATTGTGTAATGTCCTCAATATCCAAAAGGAAATTGGGAACACTGACTTTTGTCAGATCGGGCTGTAATTTCTGCCAAGCAGAATTTATCAAAGCCAGACCGTTGCCACCTAAATAAGCTGTAGGCGGGGTAGTTACCCCGAACGCAGTCTTAACGGTGCCAACAACTAGGTCCTTAGCTTCACAACATCGTCTTTGGGGATTTTGAGATAACTCATACCACCCATTGATCCCAAGGGGAGCTTTCTCGTTAGCCCTATAAAAGGCTGCCGGATCGCCGACGTAGTTGAAGCGTTCTACGGTTTGTCGACACAAGTTAGACCTCGAACGTTGAGAACGAGGTTTATTTGTGTACACGATCGAGTCCGTACCAGACTGGTAGATGAAATCTGGCAGAGCAGTTGTGCTCTGTAAGACGTTGGAAGCATTAAAACGCTTCTCAACAGCACCTACGAAAGTTTTGGTCGTGACGGGACGTGACTTAGAGACAATGTCTCCAAGTTCGATAATCATAGATCGCCTCCTAAGGGACTGTTAGTCCTCATCGAAATGAGCCTCTCGGCTCGGCGAAGACCCTCCCGTGGTTAACG